AGCCAAACTAAATTGGTTACCATATTGTACTATATAATCTACAGCACCTTGAGTATATTGAATACTATTATTATCTGAATACTGAGATCCAAATAGTAATGATGTTTCAATATCCCACTTATGTTCAACCAGCTTTTCCTTCCAAACACGTGCCCACTCATTCGGCTCAAACTTCAATACTGTAGCTCTGGCCGTATTGGTCATTGCCATTGAAGTCTTCCAAATTTGAGTAAGTCCATGATTAGATGAGTAAGGCTGATCTAACCAGGTTTCTGGAAAACCAGATCCCTCTTGGTGTGCTGTACCTACTACATAACATCTCATTGGCTCTAATGCACTTGATATAACATCATCAGATGGTGTTACCGTTGATGCATCATCAATGCTTGCAGTAGCTGACAGGTATCGAGAATTTCCAGCTGAACCTGCTTTTACCACAGTTCCGCTTAATTCAACCATATCAGGATTATTAGTTGCAATAATAGTTGCATCATTGTAAGAACCATTACCTGAATATTCTACAGGTGCAGAATCAATCCGCATCAGTAGATAATCAGTTACATCTCCACCAGCACTTGCTGCCGTAGGTATCTTTACAACTTGTCCAGCTATAAAGAACTTAGGCAATGTGCCATCAGCACCTATTTTAAACTCTTGACCTGTATTTCCATAGATATTCTGTATATTACCCTGGTTCTTGTAATCTGTGATCATTCTAACTTTAATGGAATCACCAGCTGATTTAGCTGCTCCAAAGTCAGAATCATCATCCCAAGCACCACCAGAATCATAAAGGGCACCTACATAGGCATATCTCTTATGGAAAGAAGGTCTTTTCTCAGAGAATTTAAACTGAGGATCGTCTGTAGCCTTTTTTGCCACCTTGCTCACAAACCTAAAGAACGGATCTTGAGGAATTGCCAGCTCAGATACTCGACTACCAAAGTTATACTTTCTACGTATATCCCCAGTAACCAGATCAGTACTTGTACCTGGACCAAATCCATCAAAATCCGATACAGAAAGATTTGTATTCGGTGTTATGACCGATAAAAAATCAGACATATCGAACTCCTTATTTTAAGTTCAGATAGATCCTAGGTCACTTATGACCTTATATAACTTAACCTACCCGAACAGATTATCTAAATCGCCATCCAGACCTAAGATCCCATCAAACAAAGTGTCATCTGGATTCTTCTCTTCGGTCTGGCTGTTAGCTCCGCTAGCGGTAGTCGGTATATTCCTGACATTTTTCATCTGGGTAAGCATATCATTCTTTGTAGATTGGACAACATTTGCATTAGCCTGATCTCGATTCAATAGATAGTCGATATCATCAAGTGTAAGTACATGATTTTGTGCAGCTTCTTTAAATGTTGCAAACTGCTCATCACTCATGCCTTTCTTTTTGATAAAATCTCTTTCCATTGTCTGTTGTCGAGCATCCCGCTGTACTTTAACAGCATTAGCTTTCTCAGCCTGATATATTTGTCCTACTCTATGCTGAACGACTTTATCTACTTGAGCATTCAGAACTTTTGCTGAATCAGAATCTGGATCTGTCATTGCTTCATTAGCATCAAACATAAAATCCTCATCTAATCCCAACTGGTCCTGTACACTCTTGGGAGTATTACCTCCATTTACCAGATACTCACGAACATGTTCGACTAGTCCGCTATCGTTTTTCATTGCTTCAAGAACAGGCACAAAAGGTTCAACCTCTTTATACCTCTCTCTCAGCTTGACGGCTTCACGGCTACTATCTTGGTAGCGTTTCTTGTAAGGATTACCGTCATCATCCCAACCCACGTTGTCGGAGCCAACAGTTTGCTGTTGAGTTACCTGTTCGGTGTCAACTGTCTGTTGGGTTGCCTCAGTGTTACTATCGGCAATTATGCCATTTACATCTTCTTCTAAGGCTTCAAAAAAGCCCTCAGAGGAGCCAAAAACCTCATTTTCAACTTCATTAGCTGAAGAAATTTCGGGGTTACCTGCTGTTTCTGTCATTTTTATTCCCTTTGCTTCTTTTAATGTTACCGCTTTTTATTATTACTTTGCAAATCTTTTTTTGCAAATTGTAATTCTCTTGATAAATCTTTCTTTGTAGCATCTGCTTCATTGACCATTACATTCTGTAAAAGCTTCTGTTTTGCTTCTGTAGAACGGTAAGTATCTTTCAGATCACCCTTTACTTCTTCTTTCTTTTTGGTGATCTCCATTTCAGCCTGCATGACTTTACCCTTAATTCCAGCTTGTACTAATTGTCTTTCAAGAGTTTCAATAGTACCTTCTTTATCTTTAAGAGATTCCTGCAAGCCTTGTAATTGTCCCTGAAGTTGTGAATAGAGACTCTTACGTTTAGCTATTTGCTCTTTGTTCCTAACATCAGTCTCAGCAAGAACTGCAATATCATCTATGACTCCAAACTGTAAAAGTTCCTTCAATTCAGCAAGATATGCCCATCTATTTACTGGAAGTGTAGATCCAGCTATTATCCTGACATCAAACTTAGCAGCCGAATAGTCCATTGATTTCCCAATTGCTTCCCCCATATCATTATAGATTGGAATGTTAATTTCCTGCTCTCTTTCTTCCTGAATAGCTGATGGCTGTATGATCCTAAATCTCTTATTAGCTGAATATACAGATTGTGATATCTGCATAATAACCTTTCCCAACTGCCTTAAAGCTGGCTCTATGGAATGCTTCATCCATTGCTTAATTCTTCTAGTTCCATACTCATCCAATGCAAGCATTCCTCTGAAAGTTTCATGCTGTTGCTGAGTATCGCCCTGCATTGACGAATAAATTCCAGCAAGATATTCCATATCTGCCTTTCCTTGCTGAACAATAGAAAAGAATGCATTTGATAATGGAGCTGGCATAATCGGAGTTGGACGTTCAGATCCTGGTCTTGTAGGCAGTAATGCTCCTGGTGAAGAAGAATATTGTTCCCACAATTCTGGATCTATTGATCCTTCCTCATACAGCCATCTTAACGACGAACCTAAAGATGCATTGTGTACCATTATCTGGTGAGACTTATTTATTTCTTTCTGTTTTCCTACAAGAGGAGCCACAGCAGATACTGGATATGGAGTTCCAGTCCACTTATAATGAAAAGGAATCAATGGATAATCAACTATATTCTCTGGATAAACAATTTCACTTAACAGTTTATCTCCTGCACATATCGTTTGTCTGATCCTTGTTCCGTAAAATTGCACACTATCGACAACAGACTTCTGAAAAGTCTTATCCTTCATTAGTATATTATATTCTTTCTCTGATATAACTTTATTCTCAATTTTGGAAGCTTCAGCCTGCAGTCTGCTCATATATTCCTGTTCTGCTGCTTGTAATTGCTGCTGCATCATGTCCTGAGCTTTTTTCATCTCAAGTTCATATCTTTCAGGAATCATCTTACCTGCTTGAACAGCTTCCTGCATCTGTTTGTCCTGCTCCATAAGACCAACCTGCATTTCAGCGGCCATTTCCTTCATCTTTACCTGAACCTGCTGCTGAATAGCTTGTAACTGTTTTTTATCAGGAGGAATTCTATAAAATACATTTATATAGGAAATTTTAACCTTTTCATAAAGTTCAAACAATTCTAATGTTTGTTCCTGTTCTCCAGAAGAATTTATTCCCATATCCTCTGCAGTAGAGTCTGCACTTAAAAAGAGTTTTTGTTCACTATCTGCAATAGCTCTCTCTGAATAAGAATGATCTTTATCTGTTGATGAAGCTTTATTTATCTTTCGCTTATATTGAGGAAAAAGTTTTATAACATGACTTTTTGGAAGAACTTTTCTGACAAGAACATAAGATGCATCCCTGAACATCATATCCCTGGATTTTGGATCTACATATATATCAAAAGGCTCTGGCTGCTGGAGTATAACTTCTCCCATTCCATTGTCTCTATCTGTATCAACAGTAACTAGAATATAACCTATAGATTTACAGATAGCATCATTGATTGCATTTGAATAGAGTGCAGAACCGTCTGAAAGATTCCAGATATAATCAGAAAGGTCTGAAAATACGGCTGCTACATCAGAGTCACTGCCTTCTACCCCAATAGCCTGCCATCTGGGATTATTTGCAGTTGCATAGAAGTTCAGCATCTCAACAACAGGAAGTATCCTGTTAATCGTAAATGTAGGCATACCTTGATCCTGAAGAGAAGTCTTCTCATTATGAGACAACTGTTCATCGTGGGCAAATTCATATCCTTTCTGGTTAACATACTCCCACTGGCTTCTTGTCCAGTTATTAGAAAGATTATACAATTCTCTTATCTGATCTACTTTTTTCTTCTTAGCCATTTTATGCTGGG